ACCTGTGCTTCAAGCGTGGCAATGGCGGATTCCGTTTTGGCGCTTTCATCGCGGAGTTCACGCATATGTTCTTGACGCTGACGAAACCAATACGTTTGTTTCATCAGAGCCAGCCATCGCAGAGAGCCAGTCTGCATCGTTTTGAGGAGAAAGTCGTAGTGAAAGTCCATACGACTCTTTACAGGCTGGCGATTGCCTTTCATGATTTGGCGCATTTCCAATGCAGAGATTGGGTTACGGTCTGGATGATAAATCACGAGTCCCTCCGTATCTTTCCCGCGCCTACCAGCACGCCCTGCCATCTGAATATACTCGTCTGTACGCAGAAGACGCATACCCTCCACGTGGTCATCGTATTTCATTAATCCCGTGAAGACAACCGTCTTGGTCGGCATATTCAGACCCACTGCAAACGTCTCCGTGGCAAAGAGGAGACGAACGAGACCCTTCGTGAACAGAATCTCAACAATCTCTTTCAAGAGAGGGAGAAGTCCACTATGATGAAATGCAATTCCGCGTTTCAAGAGGTCAGAGATGAGGTGAAACTGTGGCATAGTTTCTAGGGATTTGTAGCGCGAGAGATGGAATCCGATAATATTGGACACAGCTGACGTTTCCGATGATGTTAGAAGGTCATGTGACACTCGGCGCGCATACTCTTCGCATTTCGCGCGACTGAGGACGAAGAACAGGGCAGGTAGAGAGCCATGTGTATTCAGAAATCCCACCAGGTCATTCATCGTGTGCGTGAAATCTGCAGTATGGACTTTGCCTGACACGGGGCCTTCCTGTCCCTGAAGTCGCGCATTCCGAACCGTTTCCTGGTATCGGTCATGCGCCTTTGCCGTCTGTGTACGTGCACGGAGCCAGTCTGAGTACGCGCGTTCATTGAACGTTTCTGCAGGGTCTAGAATCGTCTGGAGACGTCCATCGTGATAGAGGGTGTGTGTCAGGGGGACAATTCGGTACGTGGTCTGGATGAGATGGATGGGACGCTGTTTCAGCTGACCGAGCCAATCTGCAAATTGTTCAGGATGGTCTAGCGTCGCACTGAGCATAATCAGTTTGATTTCGGGAGGCAGAAGAATCATCGTCTCCTCCCAGACTTTTCCGCGGTCAGGGTCATTAATGTAATGGCATTCGTCAAAGATGACGGCGTCCAGTTCATTAAGTGAGAGGGATGCTGTCAGACCGAGATGTTCCGTTTGTGTGCCCCGTTTGTAGAGCAGATTCCTCAGAATTTCAGTTGTCATTACGATAATTTGTGCATCTGGGCGGAACTTGATATCGCCTGTCATAATCCCCACAGATGCCCCAGGATATTGTTCTGCGAGGTCGTGGAATTTCTGATTGGAAAGCGATTTGATGGGTGTTGTGTAGAAGATGCGTTTGCCTTTTGCGAGAGAATAATGAATCTGATATTCGCCGACGAGTGTTTTCCCAGACCCTGTTTTGGCACAGACGAGAACATTGTGTTCTTGTTGAATCGCGCTGATTGCATGTTGCTGGAAAGGGTCTAGTGCAAAGGAGAAGGGAATTTGGGCAGTATCGTATTTGTCTGCAGGTGGTGGAGTGCGTAGGTCAGGTTGCACAAGATAGGATGACATAGCAGTGGCCGTGGAAGTCATTTTCACGGGTATGGCATAATTAGGCAGGCTAGTGTCAATTTTGTGAGGGAAAACTAACCTAAACATATGTGCCCTCTCTTTCTAAGAGAGATGTCTGAACTCTATCTGCCCAAACCTCGCGTCGCACTCATCACGGGTATTACTGGCCAGGATGGCTCGTACCTCGCAGAGTTCCTTCTAGAAAAGGGCTACACGGTCTATGGTATGAAACGGCGTATTTCAAGTGTTGTCAGTGGGCGCATTGACCATTTGCGTCGCGAACTCCGTCTGATGTATGGTGATATGAACGATGCGGTGAGTATTATGAATATTATGAGCACGATTAAAAGTGCGCATTTTAACGGGGATGCGGATGATGCAGAACGTCTGGAAATCTACAATCTGGCTGCACAGTCACATGTTCAGGTGAGTTTCCAGGTTCCTGAGTACACTGCTGAATCGGATGGCACTGGGGTACTTCGTATGCTGGAGGCGATTCGCATTCTACGTCTTGAGGGTGTGACGCGCTTTTATCAGGCATCCACGTCCGAGATGTTTGGTCTTGTTCAGGAAATTCCACAGAAGGAGACGACGCCGTTTTATCCCCGCTCACCCTATGCATGTGCGAAACTGTATGCACATTGGATTGTAAAAAACTATCGCGAGGCGTATGGTCTGTTCGCGTGCTCAGGTATTCTCTTTAATCACGAGAGTCCCCGCCGTGGCGAGAATTTTGTGACGCGGAAAATCACGATTGGTGTGGGCGATATTGTGCATGGGCGCGCGAAGAAACTGACTCTGGGCAATCTGAATGCTCTCCGTGATTGGGGGCATGCGCGTGATTATGTTGAGGGCATGTGGCTCATGCTACAACAGGCTGAAGCCGATGATTTTGTACTTTCCACGGGGGAGCAACACAGTGTGCGCGAATTTGTGGAGCGTGCATTTGCACATGTAGGTCGTTCTCTGCGTTGGGAGGGAGAGGGTGTTGACGAGAAGGGCATTGATGTTGCGACGGGTAATGTTCTGGTAGATGTCAGCCCAGCCTATTATCGCCCAACGGAGGTGGAGACTCTGCTCGGCGACTGCGCAAAGGCGAAACGTGTTCTTGGATGGAGGCATCGGACTTCGTTTGAGGAGCTTGTTCGCGAAATGATTATGGAGGATGTGAAGTAATGGCTATGCTGGTAAAACCTGTAGGGCTTCTTTACGCGCAATAATCTTATTTCTGATAATATATACCGATGACACTGTAAGTAATGTTATTTCGAATGAACTTCGCACAATCATAGGCAAGTCATCTGCTATGCTACTATAATATATCCACATACCTGATGATAAAATGCTGAGAATACAAAAAAGTAGGGATAAACTGTTTGTGCTTTTATTTTTATATAATAAAAACATAAATATGAATCTACCAAATACTGATATTGATGTGGCAGTATAGGGTATAATTTTAAGTTCAGACGGATTCATTGTATATTTTAGGCGTATGTGATTTAGGTCAACGAATAAAATTGACGGTATTCTTCGTCAAACAGAATTGTACACGAAAGAATGTTTCGCTTTATCATTAAATTCTTTCAAATGCACAATGAGCCACCCAAGATTCTTGGACGGTGGGGTTATCACTGGGAAAGCAGGATGACACATCAAAAGTATTATGATTAAAGCAGGGGTGGGCAAAACCACCCCTTGAACCCCCTTTTGAACCCCCTTTTGAACCATTTTCAAACAACGAAGGGACAACTTGAAATATAAATTTATTATAATCTACTTTTCAAGTTATTTCAATAGATCCTATTTTGCCCATCCCTGTTGCCGATGACTAGACATATCGCCCCCCTGTAATTACCAACTGTCACCAATTCTGTACATGTTTTGATAAATTTTGAGAAATATGCCTGATTACATAAAAATACCACACAATGTGTATCTGTCATTTCTATAGATAGAGATGGGAATTCTTTAAATATTGTGGATCCTAATATTGAATGAACTGCGGAGCGCGTGTTGACGCGAGCTGATCCATTGTTCCTGGGCTCATTCCAAACGTCTCCTGGCGACGGGGCATTGTATAGTAAAAAATGATAACTGATGCAACAAGCGTGAGTACAAATAGCCAGGGTGTAATGCACATTGTTCTATGTAGTCATTCGGAAATAATCTAATGAAAATATTTGTAGAATGTAACAATGACATCGTGGCACTGTTACTTTCTATTTTCTACAAATGGCCAGACGTATATCGGTGCAACAGTTGATCCCGATAGACGGTTGCGTCAGCATAACGGAGAATTAGTGGGTGGCGCACGTGCAACTACGATGCGGGTCGGTGAAGGCCAGGCGTGGCGTAGAGCGTGTCTTGTCTCTGGATTTCCTGATCAGCGGGCTGCACTCCAATTTGAATGGAGATGGAAAAGTCTGTCGCGAAAAAAAGAGCTCCGTGGACTCCAGCCTGTGGAACGCCGTATCCAGGCTTTGAATGAATTACTTGCACTGGACCGACCCACATCCAGTGCATTGCCATTCGCAGAGTATCCTGGAGGTTGCGTTGAGGTTGTTTGGGAGTAATGTAGATTATTTCCCACCTTTTGCACGAAAGACGCGAGTCCGTTGTGCAGTCATGAATTTGGAAATGAGCGACTTGCAAGCGTCATCCGATTCTGCAGATGTGAGTGATGTCACAAAACCATTCCAACGTTTTTGCCATTTTGGACATTCAGGAGAATCACCTGTGTAATTTTCCTGAAATGCTTTGAACAGGTCCAGCTTGTCTTCCTTCCAGGCTCGGAGAACACTTACCGATGGCCATTGTTGACGCGTTTCCCGTTCCAGTGGATTTGCATCATGATTCCGTTTCTGGACAAGTAGGTCATGGCGCTGTTTCCGTAGATTTTCAATGAATTCGCGAATGATTGGCTCAGCAGTTATCATACTCTTGGTGGCTTGCAATTGAAGAATGAACGTGTACCACTGAATATCCCATTCTGGACCCGATAGATTATTTGTAGACTCGCACCAACTCTTGTACTCATCCAGCGTATTTGTTTGAAAGTGCTCATAAATCTGCTTGACTTTCCACTGTTTTGGATGAGCCGTTTGTGGTGTAATAATCTGATTTGATTGTGGCTCTGAATGAGATGCAATTGGAGGTTGAGGTTCAGGTTCAGGTTCAGGCGGTGGTTCAGAGACTGGCTTTTCAGAATCATCGTCGCGATGACGTTGCCTATACACATAGGTACGCTGGGCATATGTAAAGTTCTTAATTAACGTTTTCCGTTCCGTATCGGATTCGGCATTCGCAAGAGATGTTGTGAATTTATTCCAACGTGCATCCCATTTTGGACATTCAGGAGAATCACCTGTGTAATTTTCCTGAAATGCTTTGAAGTTATCTAGCGTCGGTGTCTCTTTCCATGTGATGAGAATGGAATCAATCGTCCATTTCTTTGGAGCAGGTGTAGCGCGTTTCTTGCGTTGCTCGCATTCCCTGTCTTTGCTAAGTTTACGAATAAACTTCGTAATGATTGTTTTCCGTGCCTCTTCCGCGGTATCTGATTCCATAGACTTGATGAAAGATTCCCAGAGTTTATCCCATTTTGACCCAGATTGCACAGTGGTTTCGCACCATTGTTTATACTGTTCAATATTCCCAGATCTGTATGCATTATAGATTGACTCTGTGCGCCAATTTACTGAAGGAGCTACGAAACTTGTAGGCGCGGGTTCATCCGTATCAGGGGTGATAATTGTATTTGTCGGCGATTCAGGAGTATGGACACGGGTGCGTTTTTCAGAGTGGTATTCAATATTATTCTCCTTTTTACTCCCAAGACGTAAATCATCTGCCCAGTTGCGATATGTTCCATCGTCATTGAGAGGTGCAGTATCATCGTGAAGAACAATAGACCCTTCAGTGATTTCGCCGTGAAATGTCAGGTAGACAAGGTGATGGATGTAGTATTTAACATATTCACCTTTTGCTAAAGAAACACTGATATATTTATACTTTTTACCACGCAGACGTGCTCCAGTACTAACTGTAATTGTATTTTTAATACGACCTTGATTGGATACCATATACAATGTTTCAGTGTATTTAGTAATTGGGAGCGGTTTCCATATTTCGGCAGATGTGGTAAATGCTGCCTGAAGAGGGACTTTGGGTTTGATTTTTGCACCTTTTTTAGAATTTTCAGAATGAGATAACCATTGCAGATTCTTAATATCCTGATTGAGCGGGTCATCATCAATATGGTCTACTGTTTGATTACGTGTAATATGGGGAAAGACTGATAGTAGCATCACATGTGTAATCTGATAGTTTTTATTCTTTTTATCGTTAGTTAGATTCATATATCCATCATGCATAGCACTAAAGTGATATTTTACAATCTTACCTGATGTTTTATTACGAACAAGCATAGGATACTGTTTATTATTAAGCAGGACTAGTTCGTAGTTATCAAGTTCAACAGAATCATTTGCCTTTTTATCTAATGGAATATACACAGGAATCCATACTCCATATGTAAATGTTCCATATAGGGGATGTGTATCCTCCTGGCGAGTGATTGTATCAAGTAGCGATAAGAAGTCATGCTTACCCTGTTCAAAGAGCAGGTCTTCATACCAGTTACGATACATTCCATATTTATCAACAATATCAGTCTTATTCTTAAAGATTACACGACCCTGTTTTAGAGTACTAACGGGTAAATCAGTATGCGCGTAGAAGACAAGACGATGGAAGTAGATTGTGTATCCATTAATAGTTATTGTTGAATAGTATCCGCATTTTCCATATGGACCAATAGATGCATATACCTGAACACCATCTATTTTGATGTTACCACGATTAGATGCAAGTACATCTGCGCCATACGTGAATTCAATTGGAACTTGTTTCCAGATTTCATTAATCTCATTTTCGTTCATTTTGTAATAAATAAATATAGCAGATAATTTCCGTCAAATTTATTTAGTGAGTTTAGTTCATTATTGCTTTTAATATATGATATAAAGCTTTTTGAGAAAAGTATATGAAAGTAATATGAAAATTCTCAGTTCGAGTAAGCCAAACCGCCCATACCGGACATTACGCGCAGAACGTTGTAGTTCGTGGCGTACACGCGCACCGTGGAGCTGGTGTTCAGGCCAACAGAGTTGTTGGACAGCGTCAGCAGGAGCGTCGTGTTATCAATGCGGGACAGATTGCACGTGCCGCTGGGCTGGTGCTGCTCAGGCTGCAGGGCAAAAGAGTACACGTTGATACCAACCGCGGGGATGTTGGTGTGGTGCTGGTAAGGCTGCACCAGGTTGAAGTACTGGCCTTCACGTACCTGGAAGCGGTCATGGCCGTTGAGCTGCAGCAGGGCCGTGATGACGGGGTTCTTGCCCGCCATGCCCTCTACGCGCGTCACGGAGTAACCAGACTCCAGCACGGCGCGATCCCACCAGTCAGAGTAGTTGAAGGGCTGCTGGCCGTAGTAGGGGTTGATGACGGCGTCATCGCAAGACACGAACGAGTCGCGCTGCACCACCCAGATGAGCTCTTTGCAGGGGTGGTTGAAGTTCAGCTTCAGCTTGTTGGAGCTGGACGTCACGGACTCACCGCCCGTGAACTGCAGTACGTCAATCAGGTACTCGTGGGAGACCTGGGCGAACTTGCGGCGCTCGTCCGTGTCCAGGTAGATGTAGTCCACGTACAGAGACGCGGCGGCCAGGCCCGTCTGCGCGACGCGGTTGCGCACGGCGTGGGGGTCAGAGGAGTTGGAGTAGTCCCAGCACAGGTTGTTCAGGGCGTTGAACTCCAGGTTGATGCGCACCTCGTGGTACTGCAGGGCGATCAGGGGCAGAGCCAGGCCAGGGTTGCGGCAGAACCAGAACTGCAGGGGCACGTACAGCGTGTACATGGGGGCGCAGCTGCCTACGCGCTCAGCCGCGTTGGGCTGGCCGGCGTAGCAGTCGTTGTCGCAAGGCACACCGCCCTGGACAATCAGGTTCGTCAGCTCGGGCACGTTACCGACCATCTTGGCGTAACCGGCCTGCTTGCCAGGCTCCTGCGTCAGCTCGTTCCAGATGTGCAGCCAGTCACCGTAGTGCTTATCAATGCGCTGACCACCGATCTCGAGCTCCACGTAGGAGATCAGGTTGTGGCCAACCCAGTTGAGCCAGCGGAACATAGCGCCAGAGCCATCGCTAGACTGCAGCTGTACCTGGGGCAGAGTGGCCTGCAGGTAGATGCGGTGGATCAGATCACCGTTGCGCTGGATCGTGCACGTCACCTTCTTGCCGAAGTTGGGGGCGCCGTTGAAGGGGTTCTCAATGGACTCCATCGCGAAGTTCGTGTGGCGACGGTACACGACTTTAAAAAAAGTAATTTGTGGGTTGCCAGTCAGGTAAACGTCCTGGGCGCCGTAAGCTACGAGTTGCATAAGACCACCACCTGTCATTTTGTATATCCTATGTTCACAAAAAAAATTTGGCGAAACGCAAAAACAAGTTTTCAAAATACATAGAAAGTATTTAAACCTGGTGCAGTTGTATTGTTAAATACAATTGGATGGGCGAGAATGTATTTTTCAAAGTAAAAAGTGCAAAGCAGAATAATCCGGAGACACGATCCACTCTGGATGCTATTCATAGCCAGCGGATAGGTGAACTGCAGGCCGAGCGTGAGCGAATTCCAGAGTTTAAGCAACAAATTGCAGTACTTGAGGAGCAACTTTCGCAAACTTCTAATGTAACTGAGATTTGGCGGATCGAGCAGAAAATAGAGGCGCTGAAAAGAAAACTTGGTCAACTGGAAAACAACGATGAAATTATGGATTATTACTTACGAACTGGGAGTATTCTGTTTGATTACTATGATGTCCAGGAGCAAATTCAACAGGGGCGTGCAGTGGAGACTGGGCGTTCCCGTGTAAAGCCTGGCAGTATTCTCGCGATTTTGGATAATTTTTCACGGGAAGATGCATCTGGCGGTACAGGTGGAACCGAAAATGCAGTTATCAATTCTGGCGCCACGCCTGCGCCACCACCCGCGCCGCGCACACTGCAACGCAATGATTTGTTGAACAAATATCTTTCGAGTGAAAACCCGTCTATGATTTATCAGGATGAAGTTGTCACCGAAGATGAATGGACATATTGCGATTGCTGTGGCGCAGAAATGACAATTTGTATGAATGAGGCTGTTCTGACGTGCCCAGATTGCGGAAATCAAGAGCAGATTCTAATTGATTCTGACAAGCCATCGTACAAGGACCCACCCCGTGAAGTTGCATATTATGCGTACAAGAAAATTAACCATTTCAATGAATGGCTTGCGCAGTTCCAGGCGAAAGAGAGCACAGATATTCCACAGGAGGTGTACGATCAGATTCTGGTTCAGCTCAAGAAGGAGCGGATTACAAATATGGCAGCACTCAAGCCATCTAAGTTGCGTGAAATTCTACGCGGTATGGGCAAGTCAAAATATTATGAGCATATTCCACATATTATCAACCGTCTCAATGGCCAGAATGCACCATTTATGAGTCGCGAAGATGAGGAGCGGTTACGTCACATGTTCCGTGAGATTCAACCGTCATTCAAACGCCATATGCCAAAGGGTCGTCGCAATTTCCTGTCATACGCATATGTTCTCTACAAATTTTGCGAATTGCTAGAAATGGACGAATTCCTGCCCTGTTTCTCGCGCCTCAAAAATCGCGAAAAACTCATTATGCAGGATAAGACGTGGAAATTGATATGTCAAGACATGGGGTGGGGTTTTATAAGAAGTGCGTGAATTTGTCAAAATCCCCCGTATTTAACGAGTAAAATGTTGTCATAAAAACTCGGAAAAAATTCTGATAATTGAACTACGAGGATGATAGAACCTCGACCTAAACTACACAACTAACACTCTATGTATAGTTTTACAATGAACACTATACAGATCGTGAATTTTGTTCCAATTCTTTGCCCACAGCGCCAATTTCGTGATAAAACGGGTACACCCAATGCGTACGTGGATACAAACCCATCTCTCTACGTGGACAGCTCTGGTAACACCACTATTCTTGTCCGCCAAGTGAATTATCGCAAATTCAAGGACAGGTCATTTTTCGTCGGTGAAAACCAGTCACGGTCTGAATACTATGCGTTCTATGGCAGATATACAAATGGAAAATTTAGTATGCAGTCACACATGCCCGTGACGAATGAGACAACTCTACAACGTCATCCCACATATTGGTACGGCCCAGAGGATATTCGGTTTATTGATCACGAAACCATTCTTGCAACCTATCCTGAACTTGGTCCAGGTGGAAATCCGCGCATTGTTGTTGGCACCTGTGCAGAACAGGGCAAACTCCGTTTTACACAATTGCTAGACGGCCAGCAGGTTGAGAAAAACTGGATGCCATTTACATATATGAATACTACATTCGTAATTTACAGTGTATCACCTCTTCGTGTTCGCCCGTTACGTACAAGTGAAATGATTACCATCAATCCTTTACCCGATCTTGCAGGATATCACGGAAGCACAAACGGAATCCCATTCCGTCGCGGATTCCTTTTTTTGATTCACAAATATGATACAAAAACAGAACATCGCTGGCTATACGTGCAACTACATGACCGCGCCGTTGCGTATTCTGAACCATTCACATTCTTTGAACACAGTTACATCGAGTTCCCTTGCTCGCTCGTTGAACTACCCGATACGATGCTAGCAATTTCTCTCGGTGTAAATGATTGTATGGCATATATTGCAGTTGTGGAACAGAGTGTTGTAGAGCTATGTGAATTAGTGCAACCTAGTCTGTAGATCTAGGACCCAGATGACCCAAATCCACCTGCACCGCGCGCGGTCTCAGAGAGGGACTCTACGATATGCACTTCGCGAATCCAACCCATGTCTGGAGCCAGAATCTGGAAGAGGCGCTCACCCTCTGCAACTTTCCCCCAGGTTGGGAAGGTTGCACAGAACTCCTCGCCTTTCGGATGAACTGCGAGCATTCGTGGGTCAAAGGAATGATGTAGGAAGACTGGGGCTTTGAGCTCACCACGGTACGTTTTATCAATCACGCCCATACTGTTCGCCATTACGAGCCCCTTTTTAAAGATAGATGAGCGCGGTGAGAGCCAATAATGGACATCCGTCTCTTCATTAGTTTCGCTATTCACACGAATCATTCGCGCCTGAATTCCAAGAGGGAGGAGAACAGGTGCGCCAGTGGATGCGAGAGAGTCCGCAGAAGTGAAATCGGTAGCCTGTGAGCAGTAGCAGTCATACCCTGCATTGTCATCAGGACGCTCAGCAATCGGCATGTAACCGATGCTGGAGTTGAGTACAACGAGTTCAAGACGGTAATAAATCATTTCTATGTCTCGGCAGAGAAGCACGCGCAGTGCGTCAAATTTTACACAACCCTGGTAGAGCAAGGGCGAATGTCCGCGCTATTTAATGATAATCCCAGTGGGAAAAAGCCACGTCTTCGTCTCGGATATGGAACAGCACGTAAGGCACGCAATTCTGTGCGTCTCTTACGTAAACAGCCGAGAGCCTATCAAATGCAGTCAGGGCATACACTCTATTTCAGAGCAAAGTATCATGCACATCAGACAAAGGGAATGCGAAATGCGATGAAAATCTATGGCAAATATCTGAAAACACTGAAACACAGGAAAACTAATTAAGCGCCTAGCGCCTTAAGAATACCAAGTGAACCTGTAATCAGACCTGCGCCAACCAGAGATAGAACCTTGGGAATTTCATTGGAAAATAGCAGGCCCCAACCATAACCAGCAACAACACCAATGAATGTCAGAATACTAAATATTGCGGTGGGAAGAAGAGGAATACTGAAGAAACGCAGACTATATCCAACGAATCCGACCAGAATATTGAATCCGAGCAGTTTCGCCCACGATGCACCTGAAATGGCAAGTTCACTGAATCGCCCTGTTGTTCCAATCCACGCAACAAGTGCGAGAAGTGAACCAGGATAGAGGCGAGACATAGAGAGCCACGGACTGTGTGCCTGGCGTGGTACTTTTGCAACAAGGAAGATGAGTGTTTCTGTGAGGGCAGATATGAGTGCCATTGCAACACCCCAGCCAACTCCTTTGAATGGAAGGTCTGTTTCTGTTGCAGGTTTCTCCACTTCCGAGTCGCGGGTTGACTGTGCAATGAGAAGAACACCTGCAAATGCAACAAGCATCAGAGGTAGCATCCACCATGCAAATTTGTCGCCGAGAAAGAGTACACCTGCAAGAATATTCATGAATGGAAATGTGTAAAAGAGCGCAAGGGCAGAGCCAGCAGGTAGTAGCGTGTAGGAAATATAACTTGACGCGATATGAACAATATTCATAAGACCAAGTGCAATTGACGAGCCTGCAGATTGAACAGATCCCCACGTCTCCTTTCGTTCATCGGGAGATGCGAGAGCCAGACTGAGTGTTCCATATGTACCGAGACGAGCAAGTAATTGAGAGGTGAGAGTGGAAGGGACTTCTTTAATTAAAATAGGATGTAATGCAAGCGCAATCTCGGCAAGAATTGTTGTTATAATTGCAAAGTTGGAGTGCATATTTGCGCCCTCTTCTTATTGTATGCGCTGTTAATAGTCCTCAAGTAAAGAATAATGTGAATTCCTCGGATTGAGTACATTAAATATGTGGTAAATACGTTTCGTATTTATATAAATTAAAACATTTAGAAAGAAAGTAAGAATATATGTATATGCACCTATATTCTTGTGAGTAAGCTCCAGGTGCGTTGGAGAACAACACAGTCCAACATCAATAACTAACACATTACGTGCTAATTATTGATTTACGCGGGCCAGCCAACCAGCTTGGCGCCCAGGGCGAAGCTGGCACCCTGACGGGACGTCACACCCATGCTGGGGCTGACGGCGTCCAGGATAGCGAACACGACGGCGGCGAGCACGGCCAGTGTGGCAACCTCATCCAGAGGCAGGGCCTTGCGGGGGATCAGCACGGCGGCAGCCGCCACTACTAGACCCTCAATCAGGTACTTAATCACGCGGTTGATAATCTCAGCTACTCCGTAGTCCATTGTATATTAACTTATGCGAAAAAAAACTCACCTCGGAGATGGGCAGGGATCCGATCAGGTCCTATCCGTACGATCTGGACACGCGCGCCAGGCTCCAGCATACTCACCATTCTAGAAAGAATCATCCTCTGCCCATCATATTACAGTGAATCAATCTAAAGAGGGCGTGGTATGAACCGGGAGACACAATGAGTGAATCAAAAGATGACCGCCTGTTTGAAGACTACCTGGACGAGGACCCTGAGCTTGCTGGCCAGAAGTATGCGCTACTGAGCTTCATTTCCCCCGAGAATGTACTACAGCGTAAGGATCAGTTCTTCTTTGAGCGTTTTCTGCAGAGCTACGAAATTAACTGGAAGGTGAAGAACCTAGAGCAGTTTCTGGCGAAGACGGTAACTGATATTAATGCGAAGCTGGTAGAGCACTCGGACAAGTTTGAGCGTGCGGGACAGGCTGAGGTTGCGGAGACGTGCCGTACCTCGCAGATTCATATTGACAGCATTATGTCGCAGTACCAGGCGTATGTTGCGAAGAATCAGCGTGATATTAACACGGGACGTATTGCCGAGGAGTTCAAGGATTTTATGTTCCGCGAGCAGGCTCGTCTAGAGGATGAGTTCCACAGTGCGAATGGGTTCCGCACGTCAGTGCGTGGTCTGAAAGTACGCGGTGTGGTGCGCGATGAGCGTGAGGCACAGGCACGTGTGAAGAAGCTACAGGCGAGCGACAAGATTCACAATATCTTTATGGCGGAGGTTGGTAAATGGACTCCATGGGACCCGTCTCCCAGCAGTGTGGCGGATCAGGAGTATGCCCAGGAGGAGCTGAACACGCTGATGAAGAAGTACAAGGAGAATGAGCAGACTCGTGAACAGTTCTTTGAGGAACAGCGCAAGGTAAAGAAGCCTGCGGGTGGAGCGGGTGCCGCCAGTGCGGGCCCTGTGAGCAACAAGGTGATTGAGGTTCTGCCTGCGGATTCGGACGTATCTGGCAATGCGGTTGTTGCGGAGTCCGCTCCTGCTCCTGCATCTGCGGAACATAGCAGTCTATTTGATGCACCGGGTGATCTAGCCCTACAGCGTCGTCTAGAGCGTCAGAACACGGGTGATGCGTAAACTGAACGTCTCCAATCAGTCAAAATTACTCAATATGATAATTCATCATTATTATATTGAATAGTATATATCGCGCAAATGTGATTACGCAAAGTAACCGCTAATTTGCTCCGTGCTCGGAGCAGTTATCCGCTGGCACGACTGCGTCGTTCCGTCGCAGAACTCGCCCTCGGGGCAAGGCACGCCACTGCCATTGGGAGAACGGCAGATGTAATTCGTGTTCGCGTCAGGTACATATCTCATATCCATATGGCCACCATTGGATACAGAGGGGATAGGCACGGCTGCCTCATTCTCAAATCCAGACACAGAACGCACTAGGAGGCTAATTGCCCACGGAAGTAGAGCAACCGCCGCCACCAGTAAAACTAGCATTGTTACAAATCCCATCTGAGCTACTTTGCGGGCCATATCTACGAAGCCCGTAGATTTTCAAACAGCGCGCGAGGCTGGATAGACTATATGACAATGCCACACGTCCCTGTCACATTCGGAGCGGGGTTCGGAACAGGGTAAGGATATCTTTCAGGGCGTAAAGGTAAATCGGAGAGCGCAGGGAGTTTTGGTGCCACGTCCGATTTGCAGTATCCGTTGATACACCGCAGACCCCCTGTGCATACACCGCGTCCAGGTCCACAACCACCTGCGTCTACAAACTGTTCATTTGCCCATGGTGTTTGCATCGCATAGACATAGAGCGACATACCAATTACAAGAATACCTAGAAATATTGCCATCCATGTACGAATAGGAATCATAGTAGAAATCTCTAATGTAGGAGTCGGAAAATCCCACCCTAACATTATGCCTTGCGGACAGTAATAGATGGTCCTTTCAGACGACGTATAGAAGATGGATCATAATCATTCACCGCTGCCTCATCACGGTCGCGATAATGCATCGCAGAATGATTCCAGAATTCGGGTGCACCAATGCGGAAATCACCGTGTATCTCAGCCTTGTACCAGAAAATCAGGTCTTCCATCTTGTTACTTGAACTGTTGTTGTTAATCACCAGACATTCGTAATTTTGTGTGCACTGGTCCATAATTTGACAGAAAAATTCAAATGACGGGAATGCAGCGCCATAGTTATCAAAAATACGTTTGCGATTGCTGAGATAGGGTTCGCGCAAAATAAAGACATAATCTACGTTTGTGCGCAGAGCAGGTTTAATACCGAGAGGATACTGCATCGTAATGAGGAAGAATACCTTCAACCAACGACCATTCATGAAGAGATAACTAATGTTTTTGTCATACGTCCAGCTGTCATCGTACATACAATCGTCTAGAATCAGAAAACTGCGCGGATCATACCGTGATGCAACGCCACGCTCCTGATCTTGCATAATTTTGCTCATAATCAGTTTCTGGCGTTTCACAAAGTTTGCAAGAATCATTGGATTGAACTCGCCGTGAATGAAGAGTGGTGGAATGATTTTCTTGAAAAAACCATTTGACTCCTCTGTGCCTGAGATGACCGTGCCGAGAGGCATGTCCTTATGATGAAACAGCAGGTCACGCACAAGTGTACTTTTACCCGTACGACGACGTCCAATAAAAACACACACGGCGTCTTGGGGTATACTACGCATATCAAATTTCCGGAGATTAACACTCATTGAGCCTGCACCACCGCCACCTCCTCCTGATGCCATTGTTCTATGTGGTAGATTCAAATATTAATTCTACTGAACGCACGCGGTCTCATCCCTGATGCGAATTATACATCAATCTATTTGTCTCCGATGATTGGAGAATGAAACGGGTTGTTTCAGACATTGTGAATGCCGTATGTAAACCACGCGATATCATAGACGATGAGCGTACTGTATTTTCACAGTACAAACATCTACAGCGGTATCATCCAGGTCTAGACAAATTTCCGTCAAAACGGTCAGATGAATCGCATGATTGTGACGATGCATTTCCTCTCCGTTATTCACTCGCGCGCTGGAGCAGACATCCTGAAAAAGATTCTGCCAATCATTTCCAATGCGAACGTTCCGATATTCTACGCCAGGATGCATCTGCGGAACAGGTGAATGTGTTTGTGAAAATTATTCATCTACTTGATCCTATCTCCATGCTACGTGAAGAGTATATGACGCCTGCACACCCTCTTCTGCCACAGGGTGAACGTGCCTGGCGCACAACCCTGCAAAAACTTCACAGTCCTAACAATCAGGCCTATGTTGATACAGTTGCAAATCATATTCTGAGCAGGTTTCGTGAGCTGGATATGACCCCGCACTGCACACTCTCCTATGGTTCCTTAACGGGAATTGCAGAAATGTATAAATTTAGAATATCGGATGATTTCTCAAGTTATCGGCAATGCAGATGGTTTTGGCGTGGAATGAGACGGCATGGTGCGAAACTCAATGTGCTGAAGGATAATGAGAATATTACAGATTCGGAGGAATATGCTCAGTATTTTACGTCGCCGTTTCCAATTGATGACAGCTCATCGGTTACAGAGCTATCTTCAGAAGAGTTGCAGAATATGAATGATATTGAAGACGGCGCACAGTCTATTCATTCATTCACGTTTGACGAGGATGCTATGCCTACACTTCTTTCATCCGAGTCTAACCCGTCTATGTTTAATAGTTCTAACTCGGATACAGCTCCTGGCAGTGATTCCGATATGCCACCGCCGTCTATTGGCCATCCATTAGAGAGTAGCGAGGAGGATAGCGACAGCGACAGCGACAGCGACAGCGACAGCGACAGCGACAGCGACAGTGACAGCGACAGTGACAATGAGTCAGAGGACTCATTCACTGTGAATCTTGAAATTCCAAATATGCCAGTCATTCTAGTCTACCAAGAATGTCACGAAGGCACAATGGATATGTTGCTGGAGATGGATGAAATCAGCGGATTCAAACGCGGTTCAAAGATTTGGGAAAAAGTCTGGCTCGCCTGGACGTGGCAAGTTGTCGCAGTTCTCGGATTCTTACAGCGGGCAATTTGTTTTACGCACAACGATCTTCATACAAACAATGTCCTCTGGCGCACAACGACAGAGGAGTATCTCTATTACAGAGCACGTGATGGAACGACGTGGCGGATTCCCACGTATGGCAAAATCTTTAGTCTGATTGATTTTGGTCGCGCTATTTTCCGTATTGGCAAACAACTCTGGATTTCCGATGACCATTGGCCAGACAATGATGCAGGTGGTCAATACAATTTTGGACCCATTCGTAATATTTATCAGGCGAAAGTGACACCCAATCCGTCATTTGATCTATGTCGTCTAGCTGTCAGTATGCTGGATGGCCTGTTTGAAGATATACCTGACAAGCGGAAAGGCAAGATGGTTCCTGCTCTCTCCCGCGACGGCTCGTGGATTGTTCACGAAACAAAATCAGATTTATTTAATCTGCTCTATTCCTGGACAATTGATGATTCTGGAAAAACAATTTATGAGACGCGTCACGGAGAGGAAAGATATCCTGGATTTGAACTCTACATTCGGATTGCGCGCGATATTCACGGCGCTGTTCCTCGCGAACAGTTTACGCGCCCGCCGTTTGACATCTTCCGTTTCAATGGGAAAGTTCCTGTGAAGAAGACGGTGTATTCTATTGGGTGCTAAATAACGGCGACGTCCAATCATTATTGTCAACATATGTTACAGATGACTGATTAAATATATCTGTAAGATGTGCAATTAATTCGTTATACTGTTTATCAAAAAATACCTGGGCTGATGATGGAGTTATTATATTTCGTTGAATAAGAACAGAAATAAGATTCAATAATATATATTGCTGAAACTCAATATCAAATACAACATCTGCACGTAGTATAACAGGTACAATTGAATCGTACAATTCATGCCGAAATCCTGGTAGACCAACGATATATTTCTGTTGTTCATCACCATTGAGTTGCCAATCTATTTTTTTATTAAAATGTGCTAAGTTTTTATAATAATTTGCAAACTCATCAGGTGTCCATAAACCTAGTTCTAGCGTATTTTGGGGTAGGTCTGCATTCATATCTGATACGGTGTATATATGAACTGGTCTCAATCGGAATAATGATTCAAATTCGCTGGGAATTGTACGAAGAATACCCTCAAAATAATTTCGCCGAATATACACAAGAATCGTTTCAAAGACGCTACTATATTCAATTCCTGTTGAATAACCTAGCTCATTCATCCACGTGTCAATAGACTGCATGAATGTAATAAACACAGTGGGTGCAGTCAACGGTGAGCAGAGAAACTTCCATTGTGGCGTTGGGAGATCATAGGGAGCCATTGGATTTGTATGCGTTGTTGCACGCAAACCTGCCAAATCAATATAGACGTGCGCAATATCTTCGTGAATATCATATCCAGCTCCATATGATTTTGCTCTATCGTCTATTGTCCTAACTTCATTGAAGTCAAGAATAGAAACTAGAATAGAGTCATCTGCTAAACCATTAAACACAAATTCAATATCACGTGGTATATACCGTGTAGCCAAAATAATAAAGAATGAGAGAACCATTGAACGCAGTATACTAAAACCTATACTACCTGGCTCAACATTGCAATATTGGATTGCATCTTTATATATATTCACCTGCTTGACTCCTTTTAACATATGTAGATAGATTGGGCCATTTTCATCTCCCATGGATGATAAAAACATATATGGCGGTACCCAATCTCCTTTGAAAAAGTGTATGTCATCGCGAAGTATATGCGATAGTTTTCGCTCAACATCTGATACATGATAATCTCCTAATCTACCTGGCATACGCTCCATTGTGAAAAAACAGGATGATGCGCCATTTGCTGTACGACGTATATGCCGTTTTCCATTTGTATATTGCGCATAATGAAATGCATATGGCTTTGCAATACTTACACCAATACTGTTGAGCACTTCATTACACGTATTATATAAATATGTCTGTGTATTATATTCTCTTTCCCATGATGGACAGGTTTCCTCAGAGTGGTTTGTTATAGTATGTTCTTTCATTACACGTGTTTTATCGGGTAATATGTAAATTGTGCCATAACTACCACTTCCTAGACGTAGCAGATTTGCGTTTGCGTACCATTTGCGTTTTCTCGTTTTCTGTTTTCTTGTATTTCGTCTTGCTGTGCGAGTTTTAGCCATTCTATTCAATATTACTATATAATTATAATAATATTGAATATACTTTAATATGATATGATATGATACTGAATATTCTAATTTACCTGCGTAGAGGACCAACCTGCAGATCCCAACCACCAGACTGCCCACCGTTGGCAATGTTCGGAGTTGGCAGTGAAATAGAGGGTATATCGGAACTGCTGATAGGAAACGTGGGGAAATAGTCAGGTACGAGTGCGCCAAGCAGGGCAATTACAATACCACCACTGATAAAGTCCTGTGCAAATGCGGTAGACGCATGCTTACGATCATTGTACTTGGCAGCGATAAAGCTGAGTAGCATGAAAACGAAACCACCGACGAACGTCCAAGGTAGCCAGGTGGGGAGTGCCATCATTGAGATATAGAGGGAGAAAAACGCGCAGCATTTAAACGAGAACTTCATAATCATCAGGCGCGGATTCCGCAGCGTCTCCAAAGGAGTCTCCGCCCTTTTGTTTTCCAGCGCCCTCCAGATCCTCAACGTCATCCCCTCCCAGTGGCTCGCCAGCGTCATCTAGGATTTCCAAACCGGATGCATCCTCATCATCGTCATCCGCATAGGGGAGACCATCCTCTAGCGTCCCTTCAATCAGATCTGAATGCTCGGGGTGTTCCGAATCAAACATAGCATCTAGACCTGTAAATGTCACATTCGCATGATCATTAATGCGAATCACTGGAGCAGTTTCCTCCCCTGGAGTGACAAGTTCATTCGTAGGTGCTGGTGCTGGTGCTACAGGCTCTAGTTCAGGCGCTGGAGCTAGCTCAGGCACGGGGTCAGGTTTCACTTCTGGCTCTGGTGCTGGTTCTGGTGCAGGAGCACTTTCAGGTTTCACTTCCGCTTCTGGCTCTGGTTTCTTCTGCGTCTCCTCTTCATCACTGTCCGATGAGTCAGAATCCTCCGTAGATACAAAATCACGAAGAATAGATTTCACAGGAACCAGTGCACGAATTGCCTGTACTACACCCTCCTGTAGTAGCCCCTCTACAGACCGATAATTTTGCTGTTTCTCCATACTGTTCACATCCTCACGGAACAGATACGTTGAGCCCCACAGAAGTTTGCTCGTCTCACAGAGAACTTTGAAGAGGAAATGCTCCACTTTCGGTACAGTAATTTGCACCTTCTTCTGTTTTGATGATACACGAATCGCCGTCAGAACTTTCGTATGTGCAATGAATACAGCCGTGAGCAGATCCTCCAGATAATCACATCCACATGCCGTCTGTAGATGGCCAATTTCATTGTTGACCTTTTCCATATTCCATTCTGGAATATCTGTCAGAAACGTCTGGAACTGCCAGAGAAGACGTCTCGGTTCAGGCTGGGTTTGCTCACGTGCCTTTTCCAGAAGTGCCAGGAAGAATTGGAAATATGCGGGAACTAGGAAAGCGCACAGCTGTTTGGTATACTCAGTTCTCGCGTCGGAATAGACAGATACAATGGCATCGCTCATGTTGCCTGAATTCTAATCTCGGTCAGTATTCATAGATTGGCATTTCAGACACGGTTGTCTCACTGCTGGTGATGAAGTGCATAACCTGCAAACGCCCACAATGATCCTGACCGCTCCAGACAATCTCCATATTCCGTAAGTAGTTTCGTATCACCTTTCGTCAGAACAGGTGCAATAATATGCTCAGGATTATAACCCTGTGTCATATACTCCACAAGTGCATTCGCATCTGCCGTACGACACGCTTCGCGTTCATTACGACGATGTTCCACCATATGACGCCAAATCTCTGGCATATGTAACTGTAGATTCACACAATGTTGTACACGACGATATGAATATTCGTGTGGCATCAGATAGTCCCGCATTTCATCAACATTCAGTTCACGAATATCCTCCATAGACGCAACAAGCTGGTCCCATGTCGGTGCATATTTACGATAGACTGTACACCGAGAACGAATTGGCTCCTGAAGACGACTTGAGTCACGGCATTCTAGAATAAATTGGACCTGTGGCGCGTGCGTTTCCAAAATACGACGAAGAAATGCCTGTGCCTCGGGTGTCAAATCATCGGCACCCTCTAGCCAGAGAATTGCAGGCTCCGTTCTACGTCCCCAGATATGCAGACGCTGACGACCATCGCGGAGTGTGCGATCTTTGCGACACGGGCAAACAAATAGCTGACGACCGAGACGGGTTGCATATTCCTGAATCCAGCGACTTTTGCCACATCCTGCTGGGCCAGTCACAATTAGCGCAGACATGTGTGTATTTTCAGATTCTCCCAATGAGCTACTCATACTTATTGGAAGTACCTGTTATGGTAGTTTAGACTGTTTTACATAGCGGGCAAATTAAATAATATAGTTCACATTTCCAGGCATATTTATTTCATTCACAGTTGTTACTTGGCGCGGCGTCTGTACATAATAAATTGTAAAAGATGTATCAGACTCCATCAAAATATAAGGACGGGTAACAGACCACGATACACGTGCATACATTTCATTCCAGTCCACTATATCCACAGCCCTCTGGAGTAAATCTGCGATAACTTGTTTTTCAAATGTATGTGACACTTTCCCAGGTCTTCCGTTCACAACACTCAAAATATAATTATCTACAGCATTCATTCTGTTTGTTATTTGTTATTTTGTTCTTTATATAGTTTACGCACGCGCTCTAACACTCTGTCTCGCCAGCATCTCCTCATATTCCTGCAGAACACGGTCATCGTGCGCTGCATTGACGTGCAGACTCTGCATTAGAGGGTTGCTCACTGTCGCGGAAATCACCTCATTCTGGTTGCGCTCACGGCTGACATCGAGCTTCAGAGGGACACGGTACTCCATGCGTCCAATATCACCCACACCTGGCGTAATACCGCCACCACCCAGAGGGCGATTGACGCTGAGAGCGCGGTCATTAATGACATCCGTGTCCAGTTTCTTTGACGCCTGTTTGCCAGGGTCGCCCGTGAATACCGCAACACTTCCAGAGCCCGCAATCGGTCTCCGTCCCTGTGCAATAACCTCCTTATTCGGGTTCGTGCGCATATTGTACGCGAATGTCGGGTCCATATTATCCTGCGAGGCAGCCATAGAAGGACCATACCATCCAGGCTGTGCTGAGAGCTGTTGTTTCTGTGTCGGGCGAGCAATGTCATCGGGGTCATAGACTTTCAGACGTGTCGGTGCAGAGGCAGACGCAGCAATACCAGGGCGATCCAGATAAATCGTAGTCTCCTTCACTGTCGTACGTGCAATGTCCTGCGGGTCCCATACTGTCACCGCAGGTGCACCTCCCTCATAGCGCACAGGTGTGCCTGTGATACGAATTGCACCCACAGTCTCCGCACGGCGTGTGGGGCGCGCAGAGTCCAGGAAGGGCTGTGTCACCTGACCCGTATCCGCAGGCGCCAAGTTCGTCGCAATCACGCGCTCTGACGTTTCTGAGCGCTCATTCGGACGCATCTCAATGGAAGACTTGCCATAATCTGCCGTTGTGCTACCCACAACTTTCGTGTAATAGCTTTCCATGTTCGCGTTACGGTAGCCCGCGCCACCATACTGCTGTGTCATCGGTGTGCGGTATGATCCAGACACGTAGCTCTGACCCGCCTCCTGAGCAGCAGCAATACCCTCATACTCCACGGATGTCTCAGGACGTGTCGTATGAGGCAGTACCTGTACAGGACGGGTCGTCTCTTTAATCAGATCACCCGTTGTTACGAAGAAACGTTCGCCCGTTTCATCAATGTAGAAGCGGTCAGGGCGGTACTTGCGCACTTCACCCGCATTGTCCGCGTGAGCCGTTACGAAATGCTGACCAGGTACAACGGGGGTATTGAACGTCTGCTTGGGGTTCGTGGCTACACGGAGTTCATCCGTGTCCTTGGGGCGCATAATTTCATTCACCTCCATCTGTTGGAAACCACCCTTGCCCATCAGACCAAACTTCTCACCCACACCTGCACCAACACGAACAGGTTCAAAGGGGCGTTCTCCGTTGCGTGCATTCGGTGCATCAATACGACTCTGGAAAAATTCCGTATTATCTTCCATGCCGAATGGATTTCCATAAGGTGCACGACTGGCCTCAAACATGTTTTCAACCTCACGCTTCTTAATTTGTGTAGAACCACCGCCATTGTACATGTCCAGGCGCTGTTGATTCGCAGATGGGGCAATATTCTGTTTCATGCGACCGCCGAAGAAAGGTTGCATATTATTATGCTTAAAGTCATTTGCAGCGATACGTTGGCCTGATAGAGGGGATACTACGTAGTCACCGTCCACATAAATCGGCTGTTCTTCAGCATTATCGGAGCGGAATTCCACCATTGGACGGTTGGAATCAATAGGCTGTGGCTGTGCTTGTGGGTCCGGAGAGGCATAAGGAGCAAGTGGCGGTACCTGTGTCGCATATCCAAGAGGTTGACCGTGTGGACCAGGATTGGGTTCACTTGCATAGGTTCTTCCATTCGGCGTCTGGTACATCATGTCCAGTTCGGGGCCGAATCCTACAACAGACCCGCCACGTGGAGCCATTGTTAGAGCGTCAGTATTTGGACCACGCTGGGCTGCCGTGCCCTGTGAAACGAAACCCTCTGACTGAGGTTGCTGTTGCTGTGGCATTTGTTGTGCATCCTGTTGGGATGAGAATCGGGTAACAAGATATCCTCCGATTCCTAAAATTCCTGCTACTAGAGCGGCCTCCATACTACATTGTAATAGGCATTAAATCTCGGATTATTCCCACCCTGACTGTAGAATGGGCCATCAGACACTTGACCAATACTCGCTTTTGCATTTCAGCATTGGAACACTTGCCTATTTCTGGAGTATCCCTTTTTGGCTCGGTCTACTTGTTCATGTATTGTTTGAATATCTTGAAAATACAAATTATGGTGTATATTTCATAAATAAATACATTATTGACAGCGGGCTTTTCAATTGGCCTGGTGGTAAATATGTACCTGATGAGTTTGTGAATACAATGGCAGATAATACAATATTTGCCATCGGTTGGATTAGTGCATATTGGTTGGATAAGGCTGGAATAGAAAGGGGTTGGTATGTTGTAAAGCCGAAGTAGTAATCAACCCGTGTAATCTGGGGAGGCCTGACGCTGTCCCTGTCCCTGACCCTGGCCTGGAACATTCCAGCAGGAGGCAGAGGTGTGTGTATTGTAGCGCTCCTTATCCTGAATGCGACTGGGAATGAAGAAATCAAATGGTGTCTCAAATGTTTCCTGCGGATTGTGCATGAGTGGTTGCCAACGATTCCAACCTGTTGCGCGAAGAGTGCATGGAGGATCAACCAGACGTGCAAATGTCAGCGGAACAATCTGATCAGGTGCATTCGCAACACCGAGCTGATTCATTGTATTTGTTTCAGGATTGTACAGCGCCTCATCACACCGAACACGTGTACCCAGACGACCAATGCCACGCAGGTCTGATTCCACATCCGTACGCCACTGACCACGTACCCATGCATCCCCACTCTTTTGTAGACGGACGGTTGCATTCGCAGGGAATGTTGTGGGGCAGTTCATAGCCGGGGGATTCAGCACATAACGACTTGCATATGTTGCAATACGATTATCATCAACTTGGTGAAAATCGTCATACCGATTCCGTGTAAATGCCTGTTGTTTAGGAGGACAGGACATACGATCTCTCTCTTCTCCTGTGCGTTAATACTTCTCAGGGTTCACGCAAACGTTAGAGCGTAATGGCGTAGGTGCAGGCATGCCAGGATAGGCCCACATTTGATATGTCGGTAAGTGCTGAGGACGAATATCCACCGTCTGCTGTGTTTTCACATTCTCGCGTACAATTGTTGTCTGCGCAGGTTTCGGGGGTTGATATTGGCGCTGAGGGCAAAATGTGTTCGGAATATTCTGACCACGCAGATCCGATTCCAGATCCACAATATTGCCTTTAATCAGACTCACCTCATTTCCACCAACAAGACCCAGAATGTGACGCTGTGGCGTGGGGCTAATAAACGATGTAACTTCATTCGTGTAGGCCTGCTGGTTCTCACGCTGTTCCCATGGATGCGCAGGGGCGGTTTCAAATGCTTCATTTAACGATGTCATTTGCCTATCTCTATATCTACACGAGCAATGTTATTGACATATTTACAATCACAAGACCCAGCCAACCCAGTAGACCAAAACGACGATATGTTATAAATGCACTCATGCTGTATGCAAATGCAAGCCATGCGAGAAAGAGTAAGACATCATGTGTAAGTTTTCCTTTTTCGATATCTTTTTGAATTATAGTGATTGCCTGTTTCTTTAGAAGTGGTGTCAGAAGGTGTACTAAAATACCTATCATAATTGCAACAATTGCAGTGATTAGAACAATTGTTGCATATGGATGGCGGAGAATCTCTGTGCTGATATACACAGATGAGACATGACCTCCTGCAAATAATAGTCCAAGTGTTGAAAAATCCATATAGTATCTAACTATTGTGTAGTCAGATACAATACGTATATCAGCATTATCAATATCTACGCTTAGCAGTTAACGTCACGCAGGTAAGAGCGCGTCGGGATTCCACCGTGAATCCAACCAGGTGCAGCAACCTCCTGTACTAGATTGCTAGGCTTCTGTACGTTCTCCTTCAGGATGGGAATCATCGGTGTATACTGCTGGTCAAAGAACTGCTCCGTAACTGTACCGCACTCCTTGCCCATACGTACCTGTTCAGAGTGGAGTAGCAGACTCTCTACATCGGAGTTACCACGGCCACCTGCCATGTAAGGAACAGTCAGGAAGGGACGTGCCTGGGCGCGTGTCATACAACGGTTATTCTTGAAACCAGGCTGATTACGTAGAACGGAATCGGCATCAATCGCAGCGTTGTTGTAGCCGTAGCCCTCACGCGCGTATACCAGTAGCTGATCAACTGCCGTCGGGTTAACACCGGATGCTCTGGGTACAAGATTTGTTGTCATATAACGACCAGGGCCAACCGACTGCGAATAGTAAGACTGTAGACCGCACTGGTCATCACGAGCGTGTGTCATGCGATTAATGTTCCAAGAGGCCATATCTTCTACAAGGATGGGTGTATAAAATTCTGCACAATAAACAGAGGTGCGATGGCAAAAAAACAACGGAACAGTGTATCTCGCAAATTTTGTCGGTGTATCAAAAAAGTGCGCAAAACAATAAAGGCGCGTCCTGCGACAAAGAGAGGCAAGGAATCGGCTGCAATTGGTGTTTGTGTTCGTTCCGTTCTCGGGTCACGTGGAAAAACATTGTATAAATTTACCTGCCGTGGTCGGAAACCACGTGTGATAACACAACCACCACTGCGTCAGAATGGCGGAGGATGTGCCTGTTCTGGGATGTTACCCGTCTGAATCACTTGATTCGTCTGCACCCTCTTCATCACGAATCGTCCATGTATACTTTCCACATTTGCAGCCAGGCGTGTTATCATAACATTTATCATTTTCACCGAGAATTTCACAGATTAGATCATATACAGATTTGCGATAGAGAATCAGAGTGATATATACACCACCAGGATCATGACGGTATCGCATATTCATCGTGTCCTCCATCTCCACAAGTAGATTTCCGTCCAGTGGCTCTTTCTGTTTCCGCACACGAATCTCAACGACACCCTCGTCAATTGATTTTGCATATGTGTATAGCGATTCTACACGTTTGCGAATGTGTGTAACCTCTGCATCCGTGAGCGGTGCATCTTTTGCGTGACGAATTGCAGAACGAGTATCGCGGAGTTTCCTCTTGAGTGTTGCCCGCTCTTCATCCAGCAGGCGCTGGCGCTCCAGAAGTGCGTCGTGTGTTTCAATCAGTTTGTTCATTCTTTGTGTGCTAGAAACCTATCGCGCAAAGAATACTTTCAAATTTACACCTCTATTACAAATATTTGAAGCATATTACAGGTCCTGATTCAGCCATGTGACTGGGCTGCCATCCGTACCTGCCAGACAGGCGTCACGGCCACCCTCCTTGCACGTCTTGCCAGGAATCTTGTAGAGCCAATTCTGATAACTCTCACGATCATTCGGGATTGACGTGCTCGGCTGTGTCACGAACTGACGCTGGCTCTGATTTCTACCAAACACGTCCGTCGGGTCGCTGAACCACTGTACACGGAAGTAATCGTCAAATGTCTGTTTCACAGACGGCTCAGAGACAGACGCGGCAGGAGCGCGAGTCGGGTCATATTTGTACTCATCCAGAAGGATATTCATAAACGGATTGCGTGCGGAGGGTGGTGTATAATCGGGCAGAGCAGGGCCCGCATATGTCGCAACATTCACATTTGGCAGAGTTGCCTCCACTCCCACAATCCGTGTAATAATTCCTGGGTCTGCGACAGCCTTCGGATTCGTAAATCCCTCCAGACCATCGCCACGTCCCTCACGTCTCGCCTCATTTGCAATCATTCTGTCACGGGTCACATATGATGATACAGTTGGCGTTAGAGCTGTCTCTTCAATCGTAGTTACAACACGGGGTTCACCCGATACTTTCGTTCCCGTTGTCATCAGCACAACGAAACCAATGATACAGGCAAGGAAAATGCTCACAAACAGGGACATTGAACCACAGAGGGGTACACCAATCAGACCGACAAGTACAGCAAGTAGAAGTAGCCGGATAGCAAAATTCCATACTTGATGTTTGCACTGTGGGTCATACCGCAAATGGAAATATTTAAATAATACGAATGGATCGTCTAAGAAAGATGGCTCGCACTTACCCATCGTCACACCTATTCTGTGGAGTGGGAAAATCCCACCCCACACCCCACTAGCCTCATCCGTGGAGTGGGAAAATCCCACCACTAGTCTCATCCGTGGGTTAAAAAATTACCGTCTACGACCACCCCGTCCACCACGACCGCCACGTGCACCACGTGATGCAGTAGATGATCCGCCACCACCCGACTGAGCGTCATTATCGCCTCCACCCCCTCCACCACCTCCACTGGCAGCACCCGTCACACCCTCCGCCGCCGCCTTACGTGCAGCCAGTTTCGCACGTAGACGCTGTTGCACCATAGACAGACGAGCCGAACCCTCGCGACCCGCAGACCGCGCAAAATCCATATCCTCAAATCCAAACATACCCTTCAGTGACTCCATGACGCCGACAAATTCAGGATTGCTGGAGAACTCCTGCATCAGTTCCTCCGCCTCACGTGCAATTTCCTGAGGGCGAATCTGGCCTGACTGCACCTTCTGCTGGAGACGATTGCCAATCTTCTTAATTGTTGCCTGAATCATTCCAGGATTGCGCGTAAAGACCTGCACAAGCATATTTAGCGCCCGGGACGGCGAACTCTCACATTCTGCCAGCATTTCAGGAGTCAGTCCCAGGTCCTCTGGGCGAATATCGCGAACAATCTCCTCGGCCAGTTTTGCAAGATGGCCCTTCAGGAATTTCTGAGGGAGCTCAGGCATCTTGAAACCTGCAGTGCCACCGCTCGCATCCGTAGCACCTCCAAACATACGACTGAATTTGCCCATCAGACCCTCAAAGTCAACACCACTGAGTTTATCACGCCACTGACCCATCATTCCGTCCATCCATGCGCGCATACCAGGGTCGGCCTCAGCAGGACTCTCGCCACCTGCGCCACCCATGGGGGCAGAAGCAAAGCCACGCTCTAGGAAACAGCACATGGACAGGAGCTGGAGATACTCCCAGATTGCACCGCGAGTCGCATCGCTCAGTTGCGCCCAAACCGTGTCCTCAATCACCAGACCTGGAAGAATCGTGCCAGGATTCGCCGTAATTGGGTTTGATACACCGACGACACGAATCTCATGTTGAAACCGCGTTAGACGTTCATCAGGAGAGAGCGCAATTGCTGCGCGAATTTGGGCCTCGTACTCAGGAAATACTTCAAGCAGATCACTAGTATATTCGTCATACTTATCTTGGAACACCGACGTGGGCACATCGGATACATCTGTAGCATCTGAGGACATGTCTGATTACTTACTCAAGCATATCTTATTCCCTTAAATCTTTTTTCCGCGTGGGTGGAGGCGCCACAGCCGAGCTGTGTCTTACCCCCACACCCCTTTTGACGCAAAAATAAAGAAAATTATAAATATACATGATACGGTCATTGATTCAAACCAATTCCAGACATATTTGAAATATAATATTATTTTTAAGTAGAACTATGGGGCAGACGTCTTCCACATCTACACCCAGTTATGTCAGCAACCCTCAAACGTCAATCCTTGCTACGAAACGGAAGATTAGAATTACCGAACGTCCTCCTCGTAATTTTAGATTTGCTAATAATGAAAAAAATCCGAATGGGACTAAAAAACCTATCGGCACTATAAGAGGTTACTATCCTGAAAATAGCCCTAGTCAACTCAAAAACTATAACATTCCAACGCTACCACAACCCAACGACTTGCATGACGTGCATAAGCTCTCTTTTCCTCCACTACAAGCAAGGAGTACTGTTAATAACTCTGTTAAAGGTGGTGCACGTAAGACGCGTCGCAGACGGCATTCACGTAAATAAAATATGTTAGTATTTCACAGCAGGGGTGGGCAAAACCAACCCCTTAAGAATTAGTCTGCATATTAGTTAAAATAATGTATTAACATAATTATTATTTTTAACAACTTCATCCAAATAGGAGTATAAGCGGAAGCATAGCTTCCGCCAAACGCTTGTGCCCCCTACTCAATAACCATCGGCACACCCAGACCACCGCACCGCTCCGCAATTGCGCGCATTCCATCCATGCCAATATGACCCGTTCCCATCATCGCATGACGATCAACGCAAGAGCCACACGGTGCCGCCGAATCATTGTAATGAATCAGTTTCAGAAGATCCGTCTTTGCCGCCACCGCATTAATGTACTCCATCGGTGAATGACCGCATGCGAACACATGGCACGTGTCCAGACAGATACGTAGACGCGGGTCATTAAAGCTCTCGACAAACTCAATGAACTCCGTCACATCCTTCAGCATCTCTGAACCCTGACCCGCAGGCGTCTCTAGAAGGAGCGGACACGTAGGCGTCGCATACTTCAGTGCCTTTGCAATATTCTTGCGCATATTCTCCAGCGCATCCGCATAGACCTGCTTCGTTGACTTGCCCACATGAACAACAACGCCCTTGCATCCCGCCGCCGCACCATACGCAAGATTCTTCTTCAGCAACTTCGTGTTCCAATCTGCGCTATCCTCGGGACAGTGTGCAAGATTAATGATGTACTGGCTGTGAATATAGATTTGTGCATTGTGCTTATGAATCAGTGACGACGTAGACGCAAGGTCAATCGGTGATACCTTCAACTTGGAATTCTGCGGACCACCCAGGAAGATTTGATACGGCTTTGCATAGTCTGTGATGGAGTGAATCGTCTTTGCGAGCGTCTTCTGCTTGGAGATGTGCATACCGATGCGGAACTCCTCGCGAATCATTGCCCCAATGAGAACATCCATGATGGTATTCTTCTGCTGACGCTTTGAAATCTCATTCATCATATCACGATACGCAACACGGTTCTTCCATGATGCCAGCGGATAATGCCAGACCGTCTGCTGGAGTGGGAGGACGAGATAGATATCCGTCGCGCGCTCATCCAGAGCACCATACGCAAAGACCTGGAAGAGGAAGCTCTGCCAATTATCCTTGAGCAGACCCGTGAGTTTCATCTCAAAGATTTGCGTCTCGGTGCGCGCATCAGGATGACCCTCCACTGCGTCGTAACTCACAGTCGTCTCGCCCTGAATGGGGCCACGTGCAACTGCATCCAGTTTCGTCCGAGTTGCGATGAGACAATCTAGGAATGGCTGGGTCGTCTTGCTTACGCGGACCTTCTGAATCGCCAGGTCAGTCGTGGAGGGCGCATTCGTCAGCATGGAACAGATGAGTGCATCTAGTGTAATCTCCGCGGGAGGAAGACGAAGAAGGTCCTCAGCAATAAATCCGAGCGCAGAATACGCCTCGCCCTCTGGCAGATTGCTCAGAAGTGCAGACGGATAACGAGCAGTCTCCACCTCGGGAAGAGGGATTGTCTTCGCAGGTGGCAGCAACTTCTTCAACGAGGCACGAGTGACAGTGTCCATTGCGGACAGAATCTCGCGAACACGACGGGTTGAGTGCATTGTATGCTTGGAGTCGTGTTGATGACTTCCCTGTCGGCGGGCGACGATTATCAAATTTTTAGGATTTGGTGAAAAATGTTAAAAATAAGATATTTTTATGTGATATGTGTTTTTTGAGATTACTTGTAACGCAGTGCAATTTGCAGAACACGATTCAGAACATTGAGTTGTCCAGGTGAAGGATGTGCACGGCCTGCCTCAATCTCGCGAATGGTATGTGGTGGGAATGAGCACATCGTATTCAGTCGCCCCTGATCCCAACTCTTTGCAACACGGGCTGCCACAATCTGTTGCCGTGACTCTGCACTCAGACGCTTCACGTGAACACGGGGCATATCGTCGCCGTCAAGTTCGCGTGCAATTCGCGCTTCATTTGTAACTGCGCGACGCGAGCCTCCTCCTGAAGCACCTGCGCCACCAGCAGGGCGACGGGTATTACGAACAGTGATAGTAGTCCAATCTTGTCCGTCCATTCTTACTCTGGCTACAGAATTATGTGAACGGACGTGTCAATTTTCTAACAGCATTAGCGTTTGCCAACATTCATTTGCAAGTGTATCCCAATCATCGTAGTAGAGATAAATTGCAGAGACTAATACATTAGATGGTAGCTCCACTCTACCTTTGCTAATATCACGAATTAAGTCACCACATAGTTTATGACGTTTTGCAAGTGCCTCAGGGACTTTCCGTTCATTTGCAGGCGAATAATTGTCTGGATTCCAACGGATGAAATACACTGGTAGACCGCCAAGTGATTGGCTAATATTAATCATACGCGTTTGTTCGCATTCACATGCACGGTCGCGATGCTGATGTTCGTCGCATTCAAGAATGACATATTTGTCTCCCATATCATATATGCGGTCTGGACGCTCTTTTCCACACGTTCCGTTGTCAATCGTAATATCGGTACTAAGTGGAGTAGGGATATCTTTCCGTGAGTCAAGATAATCCATTAGAGCATTCTGTTTTGCGAGACGGGCAGTTTCAAATGTTGCAGGGTCGCAGTATTCGCAGTGGTTGGATGCATTTAGAATCATTGTTAGATGGCATTTGATACATTCACGCTCTACGAGATTCTGTTCATCGTCAGTATGATGCTCTTCACAATGATGTGGGACGAAGTTTGTTCCATAGATGGCAGGCTGACGACAGCGTGGAGTCTTGCATTTTCCATTGGAGCGACGAATCATTCCTGGTTGGCGATGTTTTGCACAGTGTGATTTGGGAGAGCCAGGTGTGCCATAGAGGGCACGGGTATTGCAATTAGTATGTTCACAGTGTTTATGTGCAATATTTATCATATTAGCAGACTTATGTGTTGCACAGAAACGGCCTTTACCACCTGGTAAGTCAAATGTTGGTTGTTTATCACAACCAGGATGTTCACACCGTTTACTCTTAATATTAATCATATCTTCAGACTTATGCGTAAGACAGAAACGGCCTTTACCACCTGGTAAGTCAAATGTTGGTTGTTTATCACAACCAGGATGTTCACATTGTTTATTCTTAACATCAATCATATCTTCAGACTTATGAGTAACACAGAAACGGCCTTTACCACCTGGTAAGTCAAATGTTGGTCTACTGTCACACCCAGGATGTTCACATCGTTTACTCTTAACATCAATCATATCTGCAGACTTATGAGTAACACAGAAACGGCCTTTACCACCTGGTAAGTCAAATGTTGGTCTACTGTCACACCCAGGATGTTCACATCGTTTATTCTTAACATCAATCATATCTGCAGACTTATGAGTAACACAGAAACGGCATTTACCACCTGGTAAGTCAAATGTTGGTTGTTTATCACAACCAGGATGTTCACACCGTTTACTCTTAATATTAATCATATCTTCAGACTTATGAGTAACACAGAAACGGCCTTTACCACCTGGTAAGTCAAATGTTGGTCTACTGTCACACCCTGTATTCTCACACCGTTTATGTTTAATATCAATCATATTAGCAGACTTATGAGTAAGACAGAACCGCCCTTTACCGCCTGGTAAGTCAAAGGTTGGTCTACTATCACAACCAGGATGTTCACATCGTTTATTCTTAACATCAATCATATCAACAGACTTATGAGTAATACAGAAACGACCTTTACCGCCTGCTAAGTCAAAGGTTGGTCTACTATCACAACCAGGATGTTCACACCGTTTACTCTTAACATCAATCATATCTGCAGACTTATGAGTAACACAGAAACGACCTTTACCGCCTGCTAAGTCAAAAGTTGGTCTACTATCACAACCAGGATGTTCACATCGTTTATTCTTAACATCAATCATATCTGCAGACTTATGAGTAACACAGAAACGACCTTTACCGCCTGCTAAGTCAAATGTTGGATATTTAGTGCATCCAATATATTCACATCGTTTATGACGGCGTGTTGGTGTGATGATTTCATTGCATACTGTGCCCTCATCAAAGGACATTTCTTGGATACTTATTAATGTAATACGAAAAACATGTCAATTTTTTAAGCATATTTATATACATAAAAATATAAGTGTATTTATATTACATTTCGTATTTATTTTACGCACTACCACGGCATTTTTCCGCTAGCACGCACAGAACACGCAGATACTTCCAAATTGCCTCATGGGTAGTCTCCGTTAGAGAGGCCCAGTGCTTATCAAAGATAGTCAGTGCCGCCATCATTTCATTGAACTGACCCATGATTTTTACACGAGCTACACGCTGAATTGTGTCAATATCTTTGCGTTCAATCGCCTCGTGCAGATCCGTATAGACGTGCTCAATGAACAGATCCAGAATCAGACGAGGGTTGATCTTTTTTGCGCCCTTGATCGCTTCGAGCCCCATTTGAACATCACGCTCACCAGGAAGAACCTGCGTGAGTTCCTCAAAGAAGTTAATCAGCTGGGTGTTAAATGCAGATAGGAACGACATTTCGCTACTTGTGTAATAGTCTCCACGTACCTTTAAATTACATCGCGCACCAACCTCAAATTTTGGCCTGGTCCCCGCCACCATCTAAACGCTCCGACCTTAGTAGAAGTTAGAACTACAATGGGCAACTTTGTATCTAGTTATCTATATAATTACAGGACTGATGCATCAGGAAACCAAGTACCGCCCACTGTTGATGCATCTGGTAACGTAATTCCTCCCGCGGATCCATCAGGAAATACAGTACCTGTAGTTGACCCATCGGGTAATTCTACCGTGCCTGCATGCACGGTGGTCTTTGAACCCACCACCTGTCGTATTGAAGAGACTCCTGAGCCTGCACCTGAGCCACTTGTAGTACCTCTATCTGCACTTGTAACAACTGCCCCAGTACCCATCCCGCCACCTGCCCCCGTGTCATCGCCTGCGCCTGAGCCCGCAAATGCAATTGTCGGTTCTCTCACGTCTGTGGTAAGTGATGCCTCTGCAACGCCCCGCAATTCTCCCGCGGAACCGAATCACATGCAGAAGGCGCGCAAACGCCCGAATAAGCGTCGTTGAGTCTATTGCCGAGCAACACGTTTCGGAATACCCGCATCACGTTGTGACATATATTGTTCCATCTGCTGGTCAAGCATTTCCTCTTTCTTACTCCGCTTTCCAGAACTATTCGTCATCTGAAATGAAGAGCCCTCTTTCGTTCCTACACTGTTATTTCCCTGTAGGAAGGAAAATCCATAGAAATTACCGACACCCGATGCACCACCGTTTCCTTGCGCAGACGTGTCAGTATCTATCATTGAATACGAGTCCCCAAAGGCACTTCCCATCTCTGAGACGAGTGGCTCAGGCTCTGGGGGACCCGCGCTACCGGCACCACCCGCTGCACCACCACCTCCTGACGCCCGCGCTGCCGTTCCAGCCCCATCACGGAGCTGGCGTTCTTTTAGCCAATTGAAAACCTCTGCGTCAACCCGAGGCTCTGGCTCTCCCGAAATCACAAGTGTCGGAACCTTCTTTAGCCAACTCGGCAACTGCGGACGTGTCGGCGATGCATCCACACAGACAAATCGGAAATCACCGCGATAGGGAGTTTGCGATAACTCCGTAATGAATGCTTTTGACCAATCGCAACGGTTGGAATAAAAGCAGATGTGAATCGGTGCGCGACTCATGACCTCTTGTCTGTATTCGGATGATTAGATGCCTTAATCTACGCGTGCGGGGTTATAACCCTACCTAAAAATTGAGTGCGTCCAGCCCCGCAAACAGCTTAATAGACACCTGCCTACTTTATAGAGTATCAGCGATGGAATTCCAAAATGTTCGTCAGATTGCCCCCACTACCTACACGTTTACCCTCACTCCGACACATGTCACGTATGCAAATACTCTACGTCGTCTGATGATGACTGGTGTAGAGACGGTTGCATTCCGTGCCGATATGACGTCAACGGGTACAACGACCGATGTGACGATTCGTGAAAATACGACGCCAATGACGAACGAGATGCTTGCCCATCGCATCGGTCTGCTCCCCATTGCAGTCTCCGAACCAATGAAATGGAATGCCGATCGCTATGCATTCAGTCTCGTGGTAACGGGGGATCGCGATGAGCCAAAAGACATCTTTGCGAGTGATATTGTTGTGACGGAGCGTATTCCAACGGAAGATGAGCCCGTTAATGTACCGACGGAGCGCTTCTTCCCTCCTCATCCAATTACACGTGAAACGTGTCTCATTGCAACCCTCTATCCAGGTGAGACGCAGAAGCTGGAGTTCACTGCAAAGGCCACGATTGGCACTGGACGTGAGAATGCACGTTTCCAGCCGACATCGCAGTGCTCGTATGAGTACACGCGCGATCCTGACCCAGAGCGACGTGAGGAGCTATTTGGAAAGTGGCTCGTGGCTGCAAAGAAGGTGAGTCCAGATTCTCTAGACAAGGAATCGGATCAGTACAGGAATCTGCTCAATGAATTTAATACGATGGAGGTCGCACGTTGTTTTCTGCGCGACGATGCAGGCGAGCCATACAGCTTTGACTTCACGGTGGAATCAGTCGGCCCTCTCACTGTAGAGTACATTGTGCGCCGTGCATGTGAAGTGGGTGAGGCGATGGTTGCAAAGTACGTCAATCTACATACTGGGGATCTGCCCGAGGATATCAGTGTGAGCCCGTCAAATAGCCGTGTCCTCGGATTTGATTTCCTGATTCGTGGCCATGACCATACACTCGGCAATATGCTACAGACGTACCTCGTAAACAATCATATGGATACGGCACCCGAAGGTAAGGCAAAGATTACCTATGCAGGGTACACTGTACCGCACCCGCTTCGCGACGAGATGCTTCTGCGTATCGGCGTGGATGATGGTTCAGAGAAATCGGCACGGAAAGCATTTGCCGAGGCATGCCGTGGGTGTGCGCAAGTCTTCAATCAGATGAAATCAGCCTGGACACGTGCGACGGGGCCTGCAGGTGGGGCGGGTGCAGCCGCTGGCCAGACGATCACGGTTCGTCGTAGGACACCACGTGCGGGGGCGGGTGCTTCAGCCGTAAATACGCTTGCACAAACTGCGCAGCGTCTTGCAGCGCAACCCTCTGCAGTGAATACACTAACCGCCGCAGCACAACGTATTGCCGAGGCCAAGGCTGACGAGTAGACCCTTCCAAAAAATAAATAAGTTAAAACAGAGCTCGCAATGGATTCCAGTCAATTAACACGGTATAGGGCATCCCATAGTGCAACTGCATTTTATGAACGTCAACAGCGTGGAGGTCAACAGGATCCGACTGGAATTCGCGAAGGTGGAAGACCTTTATTTTTACGCCAACAGACACTGATTCCAGCAATTATACCCATTGCGAGTGAACTACCCGTGTCGTCCGTAACAATAACCGAATCAAATATACGAACTGTAATTACGGATGCATGTAATCTTTTGTTACAATGGATTATCTCAACAGGAAAGGGTCCGACAGTCACTGCCAGAGCCCTATACCTCTGGGCAATGATTCCTGCAACCGCGTGGAACTGGGTACAGGCAGGTACAACCCCTGTCACAGGTATACACGACTCCTGGAACTGGGATACACGGAGCGCAAACGCACTCTCTACACGAAATACATTCATCTGGCTCACACATGCTCTCGCTGACCTGATGGAAAATGCATTTTCCGGCCTGAATGCGACATCTCTGCGTGACTATGAACAGAGTGTATTCGGCTGGTCATCTGCAGAACAGACAGCGGAGGTCTCCGCCGTTCGCGCACTGGGTGGATGGACATCCTATCAGTCTGCATGGACTGTATGGCTAACTGCACGTATTGCAGACGGGTCTACACAGGCCATCGCCACACAACCGACTGAAGCCCAGGTTCCAAATATCAATAGCGAGATTCAGACGGATTCTGCTACGTTTCCAACTCTCCCCAATCCTGCAACATGGACACCGCTCAAAATCCCATCCAAGGCGCGTCAGAAATATCTCACATTCGGCTGGGACAATGTTCAATCCACAGGTGTCACGGAGCAAATGGAACAATCCTTAGATACAGTTGCAGACAATTATTACATAACTGGTTCGGCGCGCGATACAGAAATGGATGAGGTTATGACTCTCACAGGAACGCTCACCGACATGCAGAAAGTGATTGCGGAATTTTGGGCAGGTGGGCCAGGTACCGTCACACCTCCAGGAATGATGATATGGCTCTGGCAACAATATATCGGTGCGCAGAACCCAACTATTTCCAAAACTGTCTTTTCTGGCCTGGATCTAGCCATTCATCTCTTTGAGGGATCTCGTCTGACATGGAGAAATAAGGCGCGTAAAAATCAGTCCAGACCAGTTCAGGAAATTCGCATTCGGTATGCTGGCCAAACTCTGACATCGTGGGATGGCTCGGCCGTCGATGGCGCGATTTGGACACCGTACCAAGAGATTAATTTCGTCACACCACCATTCGCAGATTTCCCGTCGGGGCATAGTCATTTCTCTCAGGCGTTTGCGAATACAATGACTGCGTGGTTTGGCGCATCCATTCCTGCAACACAGGTGACAAAGACGACGCTATCTATGCTCTCTCCTGCATTTGCAGGAACAGGTTCCCAGACGGGCACACTCGGCGAGTACACGTTCCCAGCGGGTAAGAGTCAGATTCAGATGGGAACTGTACCTGCATCCAATGTAAACCTGTCCTGGTCAACATGGCAAGATATAGCTGACTCTGCAGGTGTATCTCGCCTCTATGGTGGTATTCACTGTACCTCTGCCAATACTTCCAGTCAGGCCATAGCAAACGCATTACATACACAACTGGAGACTGTATGGGGATTTACTCGCGCATAGGCACTTTTTAAACCCGTCCTATATAGAATATTAATTAATACAAAATGAATATTCTATATTTATTCAATATGATTCTATCTGTATCCGCCCTCAGATGTATATCTGACACCGGCTCCGCCACCGATTGGTGGTTCGCATCCAAAGAGCCGAAAGGAACCAGTTACCTCTACGCTGACACAACTCAGATTCAGCTATCTCAATCTGCACACGACCTGAATGATACTATTGCAGGTGCTCTTGCCAACACTCTGACCAACCTCTGGACAGCGCCAGAGACGGCTGGCTATGCAATTTTCAACGATGAGCCATTCAATGAACCGGTTTCATTCACATGCGGACATACGAAAGGTATTTGGGCATGGGATACTGACTCCAAAACTGGATTTATTCTTACACATTCCATTCCGATTTTTCCAGCAGGTCCATCGCAAGTTTCTGCGTATCAGGCACTCTCTTCCAATGCCTGGACATATGCACAGAATATGGCCTGTTTCAGTTTTGATATAGACACTCTCTCAAAAATGGCGTCAAATGCAAAACTGACAAATGCGAATCTGTACGATGTGCGTGTTCCGCCAGACACTCCGACCGAAATCGCAGAATTTGCAAACGGCTCGAAAATGGAAAATCCAATTTGCTCCCAGCTCACGATCCAGACTTTGGGTGGCCAAGGACTTTCTTATTTTGCAAAATCCGGAGAATGGGATGGCGAACTTTACGCGGAGTGTCTCGCTCCAGGTTTGGCAGCGGACGTCTTGGTGGAATCTTGGATTCGAGGAAGTGCAGAGGGACCATCGTGCAATGGTACGCAATCTGTGTATGATATTCAAGAACTGAATTTCGGTTCAGGTTTTGAATACAAGGAGTCAAGTGATCATAGTAAATGGGCTGTAACGGGAGACGGTTCAGTATTCTGTTCCGCAGATATCAATCGGATGACGACACAATATGCACGCGGTGGAGGCGCAATTTGCATGAAGAATGCACAGTTTGCTACGCAAATGAAAAATGCAATTACAGCTCACGACCAGTGTTAACAGGCTCTACAGCATTTGCAACCGCTTTCCCAATCAAGTACCCTGTAGAGAATGTAATACATGATAGAGTCGGCGCACCGATACATGCAACGAGCAAACGACGACTAGGTTGCATAGTATTAGTATAGTATGTGTCATTTGTTGAAAATAATTTCAGTGCAAGCAGAGGTGTTGTTATGCAAAAAAACATTGAAAAGTCGGTAGTGTCACGACGCTGTTTAGGTGTGAATCCATAGACCATTCCATAGAGGGTGCTCGCACCTGCAAGTAGGCTCATTCTGTACAAGCACTGAGACCATTGTTTATATCATTTGCTGGTACCGGTTGGATCTCGCCTTTATAAAATTTCCAATTGGTGCCGCGCTTCCGCGTAACGTTTTTCAAACAACTCTTTCTTATAGTCCTTCATCAATCTGTCTTTTTTCATTGCTGCATACATCTCATCTGCATTTCTATAATCGTTGAAATCATATGCATTTTTCATGTCTTCGTCTATTGTTCCTATTAAATCAGCGTAGGAAACCGGGTTACCCACGTAATCCGTTCCTTTTTTATCAAAAAGTGCAACAGAGACTTTACCTGGTTCAAGTCTCTTGCTTTTTGGCAGTTTAGTATTCGCATAATTTGTTTTGAAGTAAACAAGTGTAAAAATTTCATTGTTACTTGCTCTTACGAAATAAGCACCTTTGTTGCGCAATTTCATCTCTACATTAACACTTGTTTCTATTTCCGCTCATTCTGTACAGGGATGGGCAAAATAGGGTCTATTCAACTAACTTGAAAAGTAGATTATAATAAATTTATATTTCAAGTTGTCCCTTCGTTATATGAGAATGGTTAAAAAGGGGGTACCGGGGTTTAACGGAAGCAAGCTTCCGCAGAAGGGGGTTTGCCCACCCCTGATTCTGTACATCCCTCGGCGCAAATGTTTATATTATTTGCTAGTACCGGTTGGACTTTCAACAATAATGTTTACACTTTTCTTTGATGTTTCACCTGAAAGTTGAACACCCTGATCAACAACAATTGTTGTCGCAGGCTTCTCTTCCTCTAACACAGCACTCACGGTTGGCACTTCTTCCTCTACAGCATCCGCAGTACCTGGACCAGATGCAATTTCCACCCCAGACGCATCTTGCAACATTTTCATAAGTTTTTCTTCCATGTTGATATTTCCAGCTTTTCGTTTGAGATGTGATTTGAGCTCCTCAGGAATTGGTAGATTATTGATCAGATCTTGAGGCGACTTTGCTGCTTTGATTAAATCCTTCGCTGAATCCGGTATGAGAGATTCCGCATTCATCATCTTCGATTTAACAGAATCTGGGAGAGGCAGGTCTTTCAATGTTTTTGCAATTTTGGAACGATTTTTGAGAACAACACCAACCAGACTTTTCACGCTTCCTCCGCTCCGAAAATGTTTGACGACGTACGCAACTCCGCCTGCCGCCACACCTGCCACCGCCACGCCACCGAGAATTGTCGCTGTACTTCCACCCGCTGTACCCAGACCTCCCGCAAGAGTTCCATTGTTTGGATCGTTCGTAGGGTAGGCTGTCATAAAATACATCGGTGTGCTGGACGGACTGACATTCTGTGGACTTGTTGTCGGCCAGGCAGTCACCATAAAGAGAGGTGTCGCAGACGGGGTTGGAGGAGAGGACGGTGTAGCAGTAGGAAAGAGAGTGACAAAGTACATGGGCGTGGATGTGGTCGAACCGGACGCAGTCAGTGTCACACTCGCTGTACGTGATACAGTGGGGGTCGGTGTTTCGGACACAGACGCGGTCTCTTGTCCGACTGCAAAGTTAACACCGCACGCCTCAGGTGTGTAGAGTGTACCACGATAGGTACATGCAGGTGATTCAGTAACAGGCCCCATCGTCACTGAGTTAGAGCCACCATTACATGCAAGTGTTAATTGAAACGCACGAGGGGAGCATCCAGACGCGGTACTACCGCCAGAATATTGCTGATAGGCATACAGTCCATTGACAGAGCTGTATGTCTGAAATGTTCCACAGCTGAGATTCTGAGTTCCCAGCTGAGTAACTTCATTGTATGGCTCAACCCTGTACCGAAATCCACTGGGGCTTTCTACGAAAAGCGTGAGAGGGGAGAGGGATTGATACAGGGAATCAGGGCCAAGAACGGCACCTGCTAGGACAAAGAAGGATGTGATCAGACCGCGTAGTAACATCTGTGTGGCTTCTATTAATTAGGGGTGATTTACATAGTCGTGTATTCTAGTACGCTATCATATGTCGATGCGATTGGACGAATCTTCATACGTCTTTCATCTACAGGGTTACATTCGCCATAGAGAGTATTTGTCTCATGGTTGTACATTGCAATAATATTTGTGCGAGGCCGAAGCGGATTTCCAATGAAATCTAAAATATCGCTCATTTCAACTGGGCTCTTTGAGATAATTGAGATGTACATATTGCTGTCAATGAAACGTGTGTGAATATCATCTTGAATTGCGCGATTGCGACCATAATCTTGTTCAATTAGAGTGTATTTGAAATAGTGATTGTCGTCAATAATGGATGAAATGACTGGAAAGTAATGGGAAAGAATATTCATTGATGAATCCTGATGTTTATTCCGTGTAAGTTCTTTTCTAAGTAGTCCAAATACGGATGGGCGGTTTTCATCCACAGGTGTAATTGTTACATTTTCTAGCGACGGTGAGCGTTCAGG